GCATTGCGCTGCGCATTGCGCTGCGCATTGCGCTGCGCATTATCTATTGATAGTGCGCGAGTTAGTGATGTTGTGTTTTTAGAGGTTTGAGGTGTTTCGTCTTTAGAAGAAGCCCACCGCTGTGTAGCTCTAACACGCGCCGCAAGGGTCCTCGCAGAGCTCCCGACGACCCAGGGTTGGGACGTCTTCCAGTCATGCAGGAACCTGCCTCCTGGTGGTCCATCGAGCCATCCGATACGGACGAGTTCGGACGCCAGCCTGCCGACCTCTCCTGGCCATCTCGCGAGCAGTTCCAGGTCCTCGTCGTCCTTCCCCGATAGGTCCCCGGTGGGGGCCTGCGTGGTAGCGAAGTCCCACAGACGGTGGAGGCCCAGGACGCCGTCGACGCCGAGCGCGCGGGCGAGTTTGAGGGTCTTTGGATGGTCTGCCCAGCCGCAGATGACTTCGTACCTGTCTGGCAACGTTGAGCGCCTCCTAGGTCACTTCCTCAGCTCCTCGGCGGCGCGGCGCGGAATGCGTCGCACTCCGGGCGCAGCCTCGCGATCTCCGCATTCGCGGCGTCGAGTTGCTCGCGCAGTGTAGTATTCGCCTTGTGCAGTGCCTCGATCTCGGCGTTCCGCGCGTGCCAGGCGGCGTAGAATCCATCCAGCCGGTCGCACATGTCGGAGGCGTCCCTATCCCACCTACGAGCAGCGAGGTCATCGGCGTCGAGAGATTCGGTACAGTTATCGCATGTAAACTCTTGGGTGCGATCTGCGCCACACAGTACGCATTCCAACTTCATGGCTCACCCTCCGGCATCGGGACAACGAGGACGCGCTTGCCTACGGCTCCAAACTCCCCGCCAGGTTCGTGCGCCCAGACCTCCCTCGCGTCCAAACCGTCCTCGGTGAACACCTGCCACCCCACCCACGGCTCCCCCCCTACGGCACAACGAGGACGCGGCGCGCTGGATAAAACTTCCCGCGACTCATTGTGCTGTAGCCTTCGTTGACCCACGCCTCGAAGGGCTCCTCCACCGGCTTCCGGTGCGTGGCCTCGAACACCGCCAGGGTGATGAGGTCGGCCTCGGGCTTCTCCAGGCGCTCTCGCACCTGGGCGACGAGGGTGTCAAGCTGCTCCTCCGTCGCCCACATGACGACAGGAATCTTGCGCGGCTCGGTCATAGATTCACCTGCACTACTTCCACCTTCACAGCGCGGGGCACTCGCCATCCGTGAGGCTCGGCACGAAGATCGGCACGATTACGGATGTACCCATACCTCTGCTCGATGAACTCGCGGGCTTCCCTGCGAGTCCTGAACAGGCGCGGGTCGTCGTCCCACAGGATAAACCTCTTCCACCCATCTAGGCGGTTGTGGCTGGCCCACCACACAACCCAGAAGCTCATGGCTCCACCATCTCCCACTCGATCAGCGCGGCGCGGGCGGCGTCGTATACCCCTCCTGACATCACATCGAACGCCTCCCCCGTTTCGTTGCGAATCAACGTCATGTTCAGGTACAACTCCCGCACCACCTCCCGCGCGCGGTCGCGCTCGGCGAGCAACGGTGTGTTGTACTGCGGCACGGTGTAGTGCTTGACACAGCGGATTCTGAGAAGCGACTGGACGCCGCGCAAGAAAATCTTTGACTCCTCTAGCGGGATTGTCAGCTCCTTGAACAGGGCGTCGATCATGGCGTCTTCGCCGATCCCCTTGCAGAGGTGACACTGCCGAGCGCACTCCTTTGCGATCTGTTCTTGCGTCATGTCCATCTCTACCTCAGCGCCCCTTGAGGGGCGGGCGGGCCATACCTTGTAACTGTGCGACCGCCGCTGAAGCAGCGTTCGCGTTTCAACACGCCATCCTTGGCAAGCGTCGCGAGAATCCTTCTCGTCCACTTGAGTGGAAACCCCGTTCTCTTCGCTAGCGCCGCTGGATGGTCCGGGCCTGAAATCACGGCGACGATTAGCGTCACGATTCTCTGTCCTTCACTGAGTAGTTCCATGGTCTCCTCGCAAAACCGAGAGCGGCGGGCCGGGCAACCTAACATCCCGGTTGACGAAGCAACGATGAAGAAACACGGGCTGTCGAGCTTCGCCTGGAAGGACCGCCGCGCGTCCAGGTAATCGAGGGCCGCTTTCTGGACTGCCGGGATCTTGGACGGTGTCACGCCTGGCAGTTCGCCTTGCTTGCCCTTGAGATTCCTGGGCTGTGCCTCTGGGTCCGGATCGACTCGCTTCCTACTCATGTTCCGTTTCTCCTTTTGCTTCGGGTCAACACGGGGCGTCAAATCTTTCAGGCGATCATGCGATCCAAGAGCTCGAACGCGGATTTCTGGAGCTCGACAACCGTCGGTTGCAGTTTCGTTTTGGCTGCGTCCCACGCTGTGTCCCACGCTACGGCCCTCGCTGCGTCCCACGCTGCGGCCCACGCTGCGGCCCTCGCTGCGTCCCACGCTGCGTCCCACGCTGCGGCCCTCGCTGCGTCCCACGCTGCGGCCCTCGCTGCGGCCCTCGCTGCGTCCCTCACTGCGGCCCTCGCTGCGGCCCACGCTGCGTCCCACGCTACGGCCCTCGCTGCGGCCCACGCTGTGTCCCACGCTACGGCCCTCGCTGCGTCCCACGCTGCGGCCGCTTTCGTGCGTGCGCGGTCAATGGGCGCCTGCGCAGCGACGAGCCCTGTAGTGTCAGTGAGCTCATGGAGAGTCCGTAGAAGGGCTGCCGGCTTCTTGATTCCAGCGAGGTCAAGCCAGGCTGGCGTGTGCACACGGATCATCCAATCCGTCAGCATCCAGCCACGTACCTCGTCCTTGCGGTCGCCTGCGGTGCCGATAACCCTATGGATGTACGGCTTGAGTTTCTGCCGGCTCTTATCGTCAAGGTCGTCGTTCCACCGACGCAGGAAGGCGCCTAGGACCGGGCTCACACACGCCGGATGGTCCGAGTGCGACGTGCCGGCCATCCAGGCGACGGCCTCCATGAAGCACACGCCTTGCTCTCGGCTCGTATGGTTCCCCTTCGTCAGGACAAGCGTATCGAGATTGCAGATGGCCTCTTGCGCCTTCACGATCCACCTCCCTCAAGCGTGACGGGGTTCGCGACCGGGCTCGGTTGCCGGCGCTTCCCTCGCGAGAACTCCGCGTGATCTGGACAGGTTACGAAGTGAGAGACGTAGCAGTCCTCCGCGCGAGCGACCCGGATCGTGCCGTCAGGGTCGCGTCCCACCATGCGGTAGACCTGAGCGCGTGGGTCGAGTGGGTGACGCGTGCCCTTGGAGTCGAGACCCACGAGCATCTCGCGGCCGCAGTTCGGGCCTCGGCAGTTCATGCCGCTTCCCCTGCTCGCGCCGGCGTCGGGAGCCGCAGCTCGCCGTCCACCAGGTGGAAGAAGCGAGCCTCCGTAATCCCGGCGGCTGGTCCGTTCCATGTCGCCGCCTTCTCCTCGTAGCTGTCGTCGGTCTGAACTGCCAGCACGAACCACTGACAGCCGCAGGACGCGAGCATCTCCATCACCTGGTGGTGGGTTTTCGGCTCCAGAGCCTCGAAGTCGTCCACGACGACGACCCCGAGACCGGAGTACTGCGCCGCCGCAATCGCGAATGCCGTCTCGAACCGGATCCGCTCTGACCGAGAGAGGAGCGAGGCCTCCAGCGTCCGCCCCTTGAGCGTCACGAGCGGGTCGCCTTGTACGTCCAGGACCGGCCGGAGGTCCGCCTTGAAGCCGAGCGGCTCCAGGAGCGCGTTGACATCTGTGTGGAATTTCGCGAGCCCCCCACGGTTCACCGCCTTGCGTAAACCCGTCGGCCCGAGGTGCTCGAGCAGCGACGTCAGCGCCTGGTACTCCTGTTCCGCTGCAGACTTGGCCTTCCTGCGGGTCTCCGATTGGATCCGTTCGCCCAGGTACTGCGAGAGCGCGAGGAGGCGAGCGTTGCCGGTGGAGATCCGCGCGGACAACTCCCCTGCTCGCTTGGCGGCTTCTGGGTCTCCAGGCTGCCCCGCCTCCGCTTCCGCCTTCGCCAGTGCAGCGCAGGCGTCCTCCCAGTCCTTCCGCGCCTCGATCAGGCTCGCCGTCAGGCGGGCGTGCTCCTGGTACTGCTTGGTGAGCCGCGCCCGCTCGGCCTCGATCTCCGCCGTCTTGAGATTGTCTCGGATCTCGTGGAGCTTGGCGCGGAGGACGTCGGAGAGCTCCTGCGACTTCTCGAGGTGCTTGGTCTGGTTCTCCTTGAGTGTCTTGCGTGCCGTGGCGGTGAGCTTCTGGTTGCACAGGACGCAGGAGCCCGCGCCGTCCGGTTGGGAGGCGACGAGCGTCAGGACCTGCTTCGTCTTGGCGACGTCGGCTTCCGCGGTCGCGAGCTGCGAGGAGAACTTGCTCCGGCGATCCCGGTTGTCCTCGTTCTCCGCCTCTGCGGCAGACAGGTCCGCGCCGAGCTTGTCGATCGCCGCGCGCATCTCGTCGGCCGGCTGGAAGGCGTCGAGCTGGCCGCGGACGCTCTGGCCTTTGGTCACCGCTCGCTCGACTGCCTTCCGCTCGAGCTCCAGGCCGCGGACCTTGGGCGCCGCGGCAGTCACCGCTTCGTCCCGTTCGGCCGTGAGCTCCTCCAGCCGCTCCGAGATCTCCGTGCGCATGACGTCCAGGTCGGCGACGGACAGGACGGACGCGCTCTCTAGGCCGTCAGGAGCGACCGGTTCGGGGACCTCACCAATCGCTTTGATCGTGCGCCCGAGGTCGGTGCGCTTCTCGAACGCCCGCTTGTGGACCACGTCGAGGCCGGCGGTGTCGAGCTTCCCGTGGTCCTCGCCCAGGAGGTCCTTGACCGCCTTCCGGATCTCGGCGGGGATCTCAATCTCCGCCTTGGGCGCAAGGTCCAGGATCAAGCGTTGACGCTCCTTCGGAGCCAGCCGGAGTAGCTCGGAGCCGTAGAGCGAGGCGCGGGCAATCGGCCCACGGATCCGTAACTCGGCCTCGACCAGCGCCTGTTTGTTGGACCTGGGTCCTTCGGCGTCAGTGCGGTCGATTGTCACCTCGGCGCCGTCAGCGATGGCCTGCAGGCGAAGCTGCCACGGCTGGTCGGGGCGGCCGTCACGCGAGCGCAAGGCGGCGAGGTTCTGCCCGCTCTCGAACCCCGCGCACGTGCCCGTGAGTGCGAGCGAGAGCGCGTTGCGAAGCATGGACTTCCCAGCTCCGTTGGGCCCGACGATGACGTTGCCGGCGTCGGAGAAATCGGGCGTGACGAGCTCGCGGAATGGCCCGAGATTCCGGGCGCGGAGGCTGCGGAGGATGACGCGGCGGGTCATGGGAGCGCTCCCCCTGGCGCAAAGCCGGCGAAGCAGCCGTCTTCGATGACAATCTCGTCGCGCTGGCCCTCTGAGTCGTAGTAGAAGAGCCGTCGGCCCGGCGGGAGCCTGAGCTTGAGATCTTGTACGACGGCCTCCGCATCATTCGTGACGGAGGGATGCTGGTCCCAAGGCCCGATATCCCGGATCACGAGCGGGTCTTTCTGCAGGAAGTCGTCCTCGACGATCGCGTAGCGCGCATGTCTCATGGTGAGCCCTCAGAACCGGCCGAAGCCGGACTGCTTGGCCTTGGCGGCAGCGGGGGGGTCTGGCCACGGTCGCTCGGGTTCGATCTTGTGAGTTGGCGCCGCACTCTCCGGGCGCGTGGTAGCCGCTGGTTTCGCCAACGGGGCGGCCGCACCCTGCGGGCGCGGGTCGTCGAACGGCCGCGAGTCCTCCTCAAACTCGGGGATGCGGTCGTCCTTGGCGGGTCCGGACCCCGCCGTCGTCTCGACAGGAACTCCCACTCCGCCACGCTGCGCCTGCATCCTCGCCGTGAGGTCCTTGAGATCCCTCGTGTCCCCGCGTCCGTCGTGTCCAGGCAACTCGAAGTAGTCCTCGCGTTTCGCCTGGCCGTCCCGGAGCGCCGCGAAGATTCCCCGCAGGTCCGCCAGCTCTTCCTCCGTGATGAGGTCCAGCGCGTGCGCGAGCTTCGCCTCGATCATCTCTCCAGTCACGCCGACGTCGCGGAAGGCGGCGACGAGCCGCCGGATGGTCGCCGGCTTGTCCTGTTTGATCTCACCCTTCGCCGCCTTCACGAGCGTCTCCCGCGCGACGCGGAGGGCGTCCTCGATCACGTCGGGCGGGAGCATCTTGAGGATCGCGTTGCGCTCTGCGACGGCGCCGTTCTTCGCGACGAGCTCGCGGTAGTCCCGTTCGTCTGGAAGGATCCACACGGTCTGACCGCTCCGCTTCCGTTGAACGAGATTCTTGAACGTGAGCGAGGCGACGACGCGAGCGTTCGTCTCCAGGTCCACGGCCCACCCTTCGACGGTTGTGCGTTCGTCCGTCGCGTCCGTCACCCTGTAGCCGTACTGGATGTTCCCCCAGCACCGGGCAGACTCGCGGGCGAACTTGACCGAGGGTCCCTCGACCTGAGTCTGCCCGCGGGGGAAGACGTACCGCACGCCTTCGGCGAACGTCGGGCGCTCGCAGGCGCGAACGATCTTCCCGTAGCAGTCTCCCTCGTTCCTCGGGTTGCGCATCGCCATGACGTACGCGGCTTGGATCTCGGCCATCTCGCGCCCGGCCATCTGAGCGCCTGCGGTTCGTGCGAGCGCCGTGTTCTCCGTGTCGGCCTCGACGGCGAAGCCTGCATCACGGGCTCGGTCCTGGGTCTTCTCCTGTGCCATCGGGTCGTCTCTCCTCCCGGCGCTCGCTGTCGCCGGCTGTTAGCGCTTCACCGCGCGCATATCCACGTAGCTTGTGGCCGGGACCACGTGCTCTTTCTTGTGCACTACCGCGCGTCGCCAGAAGCCCAGGCCGTTGGGTAACTTCCCGCGTCCGGCATCTCCTAGTGCCTGCGCAAGCCTCGCCTTCGCTCCGTCCTTGAGCTGCTGGCCCTGCTTCGCCAGCTCGCCGCCCTTGAGATAGTTCAGGTGCCACTCCGCAGCCTCGGGAGGCAGCTCGATCTCCGCGGCGGTGACGCCAGGAAAGAGGCGCTTGAGGATCCGAGCGTCCAGCGCGGAGGCCGTCGGCTGGGTCTTGTTCTCGACGTGCTTCCAGAATGCGGCCTCGACCTCGATCAGCTCGCCGACGAAGTCGCGGTCCGATTCGTACTCGAAGAATTTCGTGTGGAGCACGGGCGCGCCGAAGAACACCGCGACCACCCCCCAGGCGACGCCCACGACCTCCATCTCGTGCTGGAGCTGGACGTTCACATGGACCGGGGCGCCGCCCTGCCACTCCTCGTCCTCGAAGCCGGTGGTCTTGATCTGTAAGACGCCACGCCCCTTCGTCGGATGGCCAATGAACGCATCGGTGTGGCAGCCCATCCATGGGATGCGGTCGTGGAGAATGAAGCCACCGCGTTCGACAACCGCTCCGGTCTCGCGGGCGTACTTCGCGCGCACGTACGGCTCCAAGGTCTCGCCGAGGATCAGATACTCCTCCTCGCGTTCGTCGGGCTGGACGAGGCCGACCTTCTGCGCCCAGACGTCAACCGGGCCGCGGTACGGACTGACGCCGCAGACAGCTGGCGCGTCGGAGCCGCCGATGATCTTGCGGCGCTCTACGTGGAAGCGAGCGCGATCGTGCTCGGCAGGCGTCTCGTTGCGACCGATCGCGGCGCGGACCCGTTCCATCTCTATCTCCCGCAGGTGCTCCTCATCCTTGCGCCGGTAGTACTCGTCGCGTTCCTCTGGCGTCCACTCTCGCTTGGTGGTGGTCATGGTGCCTCCGCTGAATCAGAGCGCAGCAACCCGAAGGCACGCTCGACGAGCACGAAATCCTCGTGCTGGCCACCCTTGTCCGGGTGAGTCTTGGTCCGTGCGATTCGCGCGGCCGCAGCAAGCACGTCTCCGTTCTGCTCCAGCAGCACGTGGGTCGGGATCCCACTCCACTTCGCGAGGATTCCTGCGGCGGTGTCCTTCGTCATCGCGCCATCAGACGGTCCAGGCAGCGCGCGATACCCTCGGTACTGCTCGCCCCGGCGTGCGATCCCGTAACGGTCGACCTTGCGGAGAGCCTCCAATCCGAGCGCGATCGCGCGGACGTTCGACGTCCAGTCCGTGAAGGCATCGCAGGCGTACTTCAGGGGGCCGTGCTTGGAGTCGAACGAGAGAATCACACCCTGATCGGAGGGACGGGCGGACGCCTTGATCCAACCGTCGAGCCTGAGATCCTCGTCACGCACGTTCATCAGCAGGAGGATGTTCTTCGCCCTCAACACCCCAAGCTCGCGTTCGAGAAGATGGAGCGTTCCGCCCCACGGGGTCGAGAACAACGCGCGGGTTGGCGCTTTGGTTCTCTCCCCCGGCCACTTGTCGATCGGTCGAACGCGCCAGTCCATTTACGGCACCGGATCCTTGACAGGTGACCCAGCAAAGAACCCGACTTCGGCCGACCATTGCCGCCCCAAGCCCTCCCCGTTCGCGAGGTCCTGGTCGATATCGCCGGCGCGGCCATTGAGGACCTCGACGACGTCGTCGGTGAGCTTCATGCGGAGGTGCCGCTCGCGGGCCTCGCGTGTGTTGAGGTTCACGCCGGCTCCAGGGTGTCGAGGCAGAGGTCGCAGTACTGGCCGTCGCAGGCGGCGCCGCAGTGCTCGCAGATCTCGTCGCCGATGGGTGAGCACCCGCCTTCAGGCACGAGCCACGAGCGTACGGCCTCCACAACGGCGCTGTGGATGTTCGACGCGGTGAGCCCGCTGGTGTCCGGCGGCAAGCTGTTCACTGCCGCTTCTGCCGCTGCGAATGCGGCACCCTGAACCTGGGCGTAGGTCATCGTCTGTTCCTCCGTAGGCCGAACGTGACCGGGGCGACATACCTGGTGTCGAGGTAGCCCTCGATTTCCTCGCGGCGGTACAGCACGCGGCGGCCGTCTTTCACACAGCCGATGCGGCCCTCCGCAGTGCGCCGCTCAAGCGTGCTCCGAGAAATCCTGAGCAGCCTTGCAGCCTCGTCCACGGTGAGGAACCGCGGGGAGAGGTAGGAGGTCACTGTCCAGCCGCCGCTTCGTCGTCTTCGAGCCAGGGGAACGGAAGCGGAATCTGATAGCCGCTCTCTTCCTGGAACCGATGAGCCAGAGCGTTGGCCTTTCGGCACGTACGCTCGCCGATCTTTGCGGTTTGATCGACCGTGGTCCTGGCCTCATCGAGGCTCATGAGACGAGGCTGGATCCATTCGTGGTGGAGCTTGCCGTCTTCGTCCATCGTGGGGACGTTCTCCACCACCCGGCGTCCGCTCGTGTTCTTCCACATTCGGAGGACGAGCCGTGCCCGGTCGCGGATCAGCTTCTTGCGGTTCCCGATGAGGCACTTCGAGGAGATGTTCTTCTCGAGGTAGACGTAGAGGTCCTCGCTCCCGAAGCGGGATTCCATGTTGCCGATCAATTCCTTGATCCGTTCGTCGATTCCGCTCATGCGAGCTCCTCCGTGATCTTCGACAGCTGCTCGATCAGTCTCTTGATCTGGCCGCGGACGGCGCGCTTACGTTCGGCTGTCCACTTCGCTGCGATGCGGGAGATGCCGTGCTTGTTGACGCTGAGCGCGAGCGTCCCGAGGTCTGCGATGAGCCGCGCCCACTTCATACCGGGCTGGCGATCGACTTCCTCTTCTACCGTCGGAGCCTCGGCCTTCCGGACTTCCCGCACAGCCTTCGAAAGCGTGATCTCGCCGGCCTTCACTCTCACGAAGAGTTCGGGGGCCTTCTCTTCGAGGGCGGACGCCTGGTCCACGTACGTGTGGGACACGCCCACGGCTGCGGCTGCCGCATCTCTGGCTTCACTTCCGCCACTATTGGCGGGAGTGTTCGCCTTCTTTCCAGGCGCCGTCTTGCCGTGCTCCCGCTGTCTCTCCTTCGCTTCCTTTTTGAACTCGGGGAGCAGCTCGGCCGCGACCGTGGCCAGTTGCGACGGCGTCAGGTGCCTCCGTCTCAGGTTCGCGGAGATGACGTAGGCCGTCGCAGACGAGCCGTTGCCCTCCCACTGCACGGACCTCGGCTCGATCCCGAGCTTGTTGCAGGCCCGCCAGCGGTTGCGGCCGTCGAGGAGAACCTCACCATGGAACACGATCGGCGCTTGCTGGCCGTGGGCCTTGATGTCCTGGACGAACGATTCGAACTCCTCACCCTCGAGGAGCGGGAAAGCGCGGGCGGCAGGGTGGACTTTCACCGTACCCACCTCCCCGGCGAGATCTCCTGCACGATCACGGTCGACCGACCCGCTGCCTCTCTGGCAAGCGCCTTCGCGGACGAGTGCGACATGAGGATCCCGGCCACGCGAGCGAGGAACTCAGGGTCAGGGTCGAGATCGCCGAGGATCGTCAGCGCCGAAATCGGGACGTCGCCGGGCTCCGCGGCCCAGCGGTAGACGGTCGAACGCTTCCGATCGAACCGCCCCGCAACGTCCTCGGCCTTCCGCAAGCGGAGGATCCGTTCCAGAGAGCCACCGATCTGCTCGGAGAGCGACAGGCGAAAGTCGTCCAAGGGCGACGAGGTCTCGCTGGAATGCGTTGGACGGCCGCTGGACTGCCCGGGGATTCCTTTCGCCTGTGTGGGGTGACGCATCGTCGTATGACCTAGGCGACGCGGCGGCGGGAGCGCTTCGAACGGAGATAGCGGCGGATGAACCGGCGGAGGACGGCGGACGCCCCGCCGTCGGACTTGGCAGCCGCCCGGAATGCGGTTGCGGTTGCCTGGTCTTCCTTGAGGCCGATGAAGCCGGTCTTGGGGCCGAGTTCTGAAGTGTGGTTTAACTTCATGCGGCCTAATCTACGCCAGGTTAAACCGCTGTCAAGGGAAAAGTTTAACCAGTTAAAGTCGAGGTTTAACTAAAGTGTCGCGGCTAGAATGGTTTAACCGTGGAAGAAAAAAGCGGACGTCTGGAAGGATTCGTCGGGTTCAAAGCGACGGCACTGCGAGCGCCTGGGCTACATCTCGACGAATCCGGTGCCCCGCCTCGAGCGGCCCCGCCTGGTCCAGCGGACGGTCCGGGAGGGACTCACGGAGCACGAGCTCGCCCGCCTGTTGAAGGCCGCGTGGGAAGACCCCGACCGCCGGGCTCCCGCCGTTGCCCTGCTCGCTGCCCGAGCTGGCCTCCGGGCGTCGGAGATTGCCCAGCTCCGTGGGACCGACGTCTACCTCGACCGCGGGTACCTGCGCGTTGAGGTGCGGGGCGAGCGGGCGGACCGCACGAAGACCGGGCAGGCGAGGACCGTTCCGCTGTCGGATCCGGATCTCAGGTCGGCGCTGGAGGAGCTGCCACGTGGCGGCGCTGGCCCGCTGCTGGGCGTTCGGTCCCGAGACGGAGGCAGGGTCTCCTATCGCGAGCGTGGCGAATGGCGGGCCTTGCAGGGGCTCCGCAGGTTCATCGCCTGCGTCACAGCTACGCCACGAGGGAGGCGCTTGCGGGGACTCCACTGCCCCTGCTCCAGCGTCGCCTCGGGCACCGGACGATCCTGACCACGATGCGGTACGTCCACGTCCAGGACCCGAGCGACGCGGCCTCACCACCTCAGACAGCCCACAGTGGAAGACGGCGAATCGCCCACACTCGTAAAACGCGCGCGGTTCCGAAGTAATTCGGTACGGAGGGATGGCCGAGTGGTTGAAGGCGCCAGTCTTGAAAACTGTCAAGGCCGTTTGCGTCACGGTGGCCCAACATGCCTCACAAGACGTCATCTACCGGCGATTCTATAAGTTAGCCGGAGGTCGCCTTTCGTCATGGTACGTCACAAGGCGTCAGGATGGTTCACCGCGACCCACCAGGAATCGCCCACCGTAGGGATGGCGGATCGCCCACGCAGTTCGTTGGTTGTGGTCGAAATGTGATCACCTGGCCAAAGATTTTACATCTGAAGGTTGTATTTGCCCCGGAATCTGTCCCCAGCGTGTGGCCCGCTGGCTCCACCACGGCGCCGCTTACACGCGAACATTCCAGGCCCGAATGCTCGCGCCAAAACGGCGGGGTTCAGATCCTCGTCAGGAAGAGCATGGCGGAGTCGATCAGGACATCCGCGGCCTTCTTCTCGATCCTGATCACCTTGGCCTCCCCGAGTGCCAGGAGCCCCTTCCGCGCCTCCTCGAGCGTGAAGAGCACGTCCTCCTGGCTTGCCAGACCGACCTTCGCCTTCTCGAGGGCTTCCGCGACGTTCTGGGCGATCCCATGAGCTGCGGCCTGCTCCTCGGGCGTGCCCTTGAGCAGAGCCTTCAGGGACTCGCCGACGTCGCCGGTGTCCGTGCCCGGGCCGAAGATCTCGGCGAATCGCGCGAGCGCGTCTTTCAGATTGTCCATGGGGTCACCTCTTGTTCGTTTCGTAGACGGCGTAAGCCTCCACGTTCGCGCGGCAGGCGCTGATCTGGACCCTGGTCTGGGCCTCGGCGTAGCAGTCGCACAACTCTGTGAGGTGGCGGATCGACTTCTCGTCCCTGGCCTGGCCCTGCTTCGCTTCCTCACGGGCAAGGAACGCGGTGCAGTGCGCGGCCGCAGCTTCCGGCGTCTGGAGGGAGCGGATGTTCTCGACCGTCACGGGGTCGAACATCGGGACGCAGCCGCAGATGGCGACGAGAAGGGAGAGTATCAGGGCCGGATAGTGCGCCAGCGCAAGGATGCGGCCCTTCCGGCGCTCCTGGCCCGAGGGCGAGTCGTCCAGGTTCTTGATGCCGTCGGCGGCCCACCGCTTGGTCTCCTGGTGGTGCTCGGTGAGTTTCTCACTGACGGTAGCCAGCGGGCCCTCCTGGCTCCAGCCGCAGGTGGCGCAAAGGGCGCGGCTCATGAGCCACCTCCAGCCGTGGAAGTCTTCCCGCCAGTCCCGGTTGCGGAATGCGAGAACTGGTTCACGAGGGCGCCCAGGCCAGCAATCAGGCCCGTGAGGAGAGCCGGCACGAACGTTCCGATCCAGTCCCCCGTCTGCGAGACCTTCTCCAGCGCCGGGTTGATGATGCCGATGAAGACGGCACCGAATACGGTGATAGTGCCGATGTAGCCCCAGACCTTCGGGAACGGAGTCAAGTCCATGTCGTCTCCTTCCGCGCGATTTTCGCGTGTTAGACCATGAGCAAGAGAGGATCCACCGGCGCCGGCTGGCGTACCTCGAAGTGCAGGTGCGTCGGGGTCTCGATCGAGATGTTCCCGGTCCTCCCCACGAGGCCCAAGACTGTGCCTTCCATGATCGAACCCCCTTCGACCACGAACAACTCGGAAAGGTGCGCGTAGCGCGTCTCGATCGTTCCTGGAAGCGCGAGTGTCACGCGTAGGCCGTATCCCTGGGCCGGGTCGTCAGGGTTCTCCCAGCCAGCCTTGATGACGTGGCCGCTGTGGGTCGCGAACACCGGCCAGCCTGGAACGGCCAGGAGGTCGATCCCCTTGTGCTCCTTCGGCTTGCCGTCGGGGCCGATCCTGGTCAGGCCGAACGATCCGACCTTGCCTGTTGCTCCTCCCTTGCGGATTGGCGTTCCGCCGTGTGGGGAGGCCCGACCGAGGAGCGGATGGATCACTCGTACCTCCTGTGCTGGTCGAAGTCGATCCACTGTTTGCGTGGCTTCGACGGCATCTTGAGTGTGTGGCTCGTTTTCTTCGGCGGCCTCCATGCGCAGTCCGCGCAGATGGTTCCAGCGGGCGCGGGCTCGTGGCACAGGCGGCACTCGTGAGTGGTGCCGGGGGCAGGAGTCGAACCTGCCGTGCTCGGGTTATGGGCCCGAGTAGTCCCCACGTTCTCTCCCCGGTCCTTCATCGCTTCATCTCGGCGAGCCTCTCCTTGATCCCTTGGATGCGCTCGCCCTGGAGCGTCTGCTCGTTGGAGAGCGCTTTCGTCTCGGCGCGCACCTCGAGGAGGGGGTCGTAGAACACGAGCTTCCCGAGGACTCCGACGACCGCGACGAGCGCAACAACGAGCCCCGCAAGCACGGATCGCGGCAGACGCTTGATGACATCCTCTACCGGTGGCACGTCCAGCTCCCCTTCGGAGAAGGCTCGCACACGTAACCCGCCGCCGCGGTTGCTTCGAGCAGCCGCTTCTTCAACTTGTCGAGGTCCTTGGGTTCACCGAGCGACTCCTCGATCCCCACGATGAGGGTCGCCGACTCCTGGACGAAGTCGCGGGCTTGCTGGCGTTGCTCCATGGCGTAGATCACCGCGGTCGTGAGTAGGACGGCGAGAATCAATCTGCCGATCCTCCTCATCGGAAGTCCCTTCTCGATTGGCGACACGACTCCCCCCTCTATGGTTTCCCGAACCCGTAGCGTTCCAACCGCCGCTTGATCTCGTCGAACTGTTTCTCGTTGCGCGCTTCCATCGCCGTGACCATCGCCGTCAGGTTGTGGACGCCCTGCTCCACCGCAACGAACCGGTGCGTGATCGGCTCGACGGTCTCCAGGTGTTTCCGTAGCGCGGTCTCGTTCGCCTCCATGCGTTTCTCGAATAGCCTCTCAAGCGCGTCCTGTCGAGCCTCCACGCTCGCGAGCCGCTGCCTGTCCCCGCCCCACGTCGCTGCGCCGGTGCCGAACAGGACAGCGATACTCAGCAACACGCCAGCGATGGTGCCGACGGTGGCCCACCGAAGACGTACGCCGTTCCCAGGGCCAGTCATTAGTGCACAAACGTCAGCGTCAGGGTCCCGCCAGTTGCGGTATCCGTCGCTGTCCCGCTAGACAATCCCACGTAGATCGTTGTCGGCGAGAGCATGAAGCTGTCGGCACCAACCGTGACGGCCTCGAACAGTCCCGCCTGTAGTTTGCCCGAGGCGAAGTTCTCGTCGAAGATCTGGCCCGTCGTCGGTGTTGCGCTTCCGAATGCTCCACCATCCCAGAGCTGTACCCGAACGGTCCCACCGGCATTCGTCGTCCCCTGCACAGCGCCACCGATGACTGGATACACCCCGGACCCAACCGTCGTGGTGACAAGGCCGGTCCCGTTGAGCGTGAACGAGACTTGATGCGTCGTGTTGCTGCTGTAGGGTCCGTTCCTCACCGTACTGGTAACGCTCGTGTCGCCTGGGGCGGCGAGCAACAGATAGACCGGGACGGCCAGCAGCAGCAGCCATCCCGCGACCGCCGCAACGATTCTGAGTCTCGACTTCATCTGTGTCTCCTCTTCCTGCGTCCGAACGCGCTGACCGGAGCGACCGGGTTATACGCCTCAAGCCCGATCACTTCGCTACCTGTTTCGTACGCCCCCATGTTGACCGCCGCACCGCCCGAGACGCCGCCGATCCGTCCAGTGCCGAGGCATGGCGACCCTGCCTGTAGCGCGTAGTCGCCGACCGGCGGAGGCGAGCCGGACAACGGGCCGACGAACAACGGGTCGGTCGTGATCGAGTTCGCGTCCGGGAGCGGCGGATCGACCAGTCGCCAGTTCGCAAGCGTGCAGGCAGCGCCAACGCACCCGGTTGCGTAGTTGTTGTTGATCATGAACGCGGCATGCTGTGAGGTGATTGCTCGAAAGGCATTGTAATTCGAGAGCAAGTCGGCAGGCATCGTACCCACGAGACGAATGTCTCGGAACGTCGCGCTACCGTCCGACGACTTGCGGATGATGTTGTTGTAGACGTCGATATCAACTAGGGCATCGGTGTAGCCGACGCCAGCGAATCCCGCCGCGAACGTGTCTGAGGCCTCGTAAATCGTGTTGTTGTACGCGTCGACGTTGCGGTTCGTGTCAGAGTCGAGGGCGGTAGTGTCGATGTTGACGTTCACGCCAGCATTGCCAGAGTTGTGGATCAGGTTATTCTTGACGACGTTGTCTCGTACCGCGCAGTTCCAGTCGTCTACTGAGCCGGCTGGAGTGGTGTTGCAACGCGAAGCGGTCGTGAACGCGGTGAAGTTCACACCAGCCAGCTCGTTCCCGTGAATGTAGTTCAGGTCGTACGTATTGCCGAACCCCGCCTCCTTGTCGTCGATCCCGTTGTCGCATGCGCTGATGTTGTTGTTGTGGACGCGAGTGCTTCTCACGTCGAAGAACTTCACGCCGCTTCCACGCTGGTCCACCGTACGAACGTTCGAGATGGTGTTGTTCCGGAGGATAACACTCTCCGATACCTGCACGCGGATCCCGTCGTAGTTGCCTCCGCCGCCAGGACTGTCAGGGTCCTCGCCCTTGTTGATCGTCATGCGCTCGACGATGCAGCCGATACAGTCCTCAATCCGTACGTCGCTGCCTGCAGCGAGCGTGAAGCCGTCCCAGGTGATGTAATTCCGCCCGATGACGTAGGCTTCGGCCGCATCCCAATCGTTCTCCGCGCCGAGTGTCAGGGTCGCCGTGATCGTGGTTGCGGTGTTTGCAGAGATCGTACCTGTGCTGCCGTCGGAGGTGTTGCGGATGCCGTAGCCCACGAGCGCGTTGGTCGTGAAGCTCTTCGTGCTGTCCGTGAAGGTCGTTGTGCCTTGCGTGGTCACGGTGCCGGTTGCAAACGAGCTCCCGTTCCCAATCGCTGGGTTGTTTTCTCCAGCCGGATAGAACGAGTACCAGTCGCCAACCGCCCAATCGCAGACGACCGTACACCCGCCACCAGAAGGAGCGGTGGTGACGAAGGTGGCGATACCTCCGCTGCTCGCGGTATTCGAGGTCACCGTTGCCGACGATCCAGGGTCGCCGTCGGTCCGATTCCGAATCGTTAGGCCCGCGAACTGATTCGTCGTGAGCGTGTAACCTGGCGAATCTCCGGAGAACGTAGTGGTGCCGCCTGTGGTGACCTGGCCGAGACGCTGCGGACACGTAGAATCCACGGTCACCGTGTGACCAGGGAAGCGGCGAAACGCAATCGGCGCGCTCGCCGTACCAGAATTCACTGGAAAGAACGCGGGCGTGATCCCACCAGAATCACAAGCGTTGATGCCGAGAGGCTCCGCATACGTCCCGGCCTTCACGTATACCGTGTCGCCCGCGACGACCTCTGTACCCAGCGGAGAGGTCGCACGCTGGAGCGTGAGCCACGGTAGCGCAGGGTTGGTCCCGGCGTTCGAGTCGGACGCAGAGCCGTGGCCCTGGTCCACGTAGTAGGTCGTGGCACGAGCGAGGGACGCGACGAGCCAGAGAGTGCAGGCAATCGCCTTCGCGAGCCTAGGGCGCCGCGTGTCCTTCGGCCTCAGCCCGTACTTCGCGCACTTGTGGTTCATCACGCGCGCAGACACGGACAAGACGTCCGCGGCGCGCTGCTGCGGTAGCTGATCCTCTCGAATGAGTCTCGTGAGCCACAGCCGTTCTACCGCGTCGAACACACTTTCGCCTTCCCATCGCTCGCGTTCGACGAACGCTGCGAACTCGGCCCAGCGGAGGCCGCCCAGCTCCCGCTCGGTCGTGTGCGTCCCGACGGTCGATGTCGGCTCTGGGCGTCGTTGATGCGGGCGTTCCGTCATGGCATGGCCACCACGCACGAGGGCGTGTTCCGCGGGTCGCACCACCACCACTCCCCGCGCTGGTATTGGACGGCGTTGCTCCAACCGACTGAGCAGGTCTCTGCGCCTCGACAGAGCAGGTCGGCGCGCCCGAGGACATCGTACTGGCCGTCGCAGCGGCAGACGCGGAACTCGTAGATGTAGACCTTGTTCAGATGCGGAAACGGGCGGGAGTCCCACGGAGGCTCCCACCACGGCGTCGGCGCCCACGCGATGCAGCGGTCCTCATCGTCCGTGCCGACGCACCCGACCGCCATGCGCTTGCCTTGGTATGTGACCGTCCCCGCGGGACTTGTCCGGCGGACCTCGAAGGCCCAGCGCCGCTCCTCGCCGGAGGGCACCGGCGCAGAATCGCACGACAACGTCTCATTGCACCCGCACGGCTGGTCTGGTGTGTGCCACATCCCGCACGGGTCGCCGACGATTCCGAAGCCTGGCGAAACGCTGCACGTCGCCTCGGTCGCCGCCGTCGGCGGCTCGGCCGATTCGTCCCACGGCTCGAGGCCGAGCGCTGCGGAGTCAAAGCGCTCGCCGGACGTTTGGTTCGCGCGAGATGCGATGAATCCGAGCAGGATGGAGGCAAGACCGCAAAGCACGAACACGACCCAGCGCCAACGACCACCTGGAGCGAGGCCAGGCCGCGTCATACTGCCCTGCGAAGCCTGATCTCCGCCCCGAGGATCAGCGCCGCGGCGGCCAGGTCATCGGACGCGTGCGTCGCATCTCGAAAGATCTTCAGGTTGAGCATCTCGCCCGCAGCGCACCCAGTCACGTCGAGGTTCGTGATCGTCGCCTCATTGAGCGTGCTCGCCGACCCGTTGGCGGCGTCCGTTACGGTACTCGGTGTGTTGTAGGTTGGGTCGTTGGCCTCCGTGGCGGCCACGCACGTTGTCGCGACCTGCCACACGACGCTGCCGGTGGTCGCCGTCGTGTACCACTGAATCACCACGTCTATCTGGCCGACCCAGGTCGATGGCAACCGCTTCCACAAGTAGGAGTTGTTCGTCGCTGCATCTGCGTAGCTCAACGTGCAGCGCCATGAGTTCGTCCCGGCACACGCCGGAGTCGGCGCGCTAGCGGATGGCAACGACCAGATACGAGCGGCGGTGCTGGCGTTGCATGTGCACCCCATCACGTAGTCTTCATCCAGGGTGGTGTTGGTCCACGTGTTCGTGGCGCTGCACCATTTGGGCGCGGTCTCTGCAGCCGCATCGGTATCATAGAAGCACTCGCCGACGGCGCACGTCCCCGGTGGCGAGGTCCCGGCCTTGCATGCCTTCGTGGTGTTGGCGCCGCTCGCGTCCCAATTGCCTAGGATCGTGCGGGAGCCGTTGATCGTGGTTTGAGCTGGAGCGGCCAACGCGAACAGAACCGCTGGGATCAGCAGGAGTCGTCTCATTGGGTTATGCACCTTCCGCTTTGCGCGGCAAAAAACGCCACCGTCATGTCCCCCGTGCTCGGCGTCACCGTCACGGTGTTCGGCTCGACCCTGACCGGTGGCGACGATGTGTCGTAGCAAGCGACGCCGAGTTCAGTCGAGAGGCTTGTCGCGGCACCTGGAATGCTGATCGAAGTCTGGGAGCTGAAGGTCTCGTCGCCGCGAACCGGATTGCTGGACCGTGCAGCGCCGACCACATCCACGACGCACCGACCGGTCTGAGCGGCCGCGAATGCCACCGTAACGCTGTAGGTTGGTCCTGAACCGACCGTCTCCGTGTCGGCCTCGACCTCCACGTTGGTCGCATTGAAGCAGTGCGCAGTCAGGTGGTACGACGCGAATGGATGCGCCAAGACCACCGACGTCTGCGAGGTGAACGATTGCGTGTACGATGTCGCTGCGGTCTCCGATGCCACGGTGATGCTAGCGTTGCTTCCGTCCGACATCCCCTGCACGGTAGTGATCCCACGTGCAGTGATCTGTGCGTCTGGAGAAGAACCAACGGTGCGCAACGCGTAGGCGCTACCACCGCTCTTCGCGTTCGACGCCTGCAGCTGCGTGCCCCAGATCTGAAGATACGCGGTCGCGGTCGCCGCCGAGTTGTTGATCGTGACCGATGCAACGCTCGCCGGCGCGCTCGCACCAGTGGACTGCTGCTCCATCAAGACCGAGCCACCAGACACCACGACGTCCCCGTCCTGGTTGGCGATGCGGTGCCGGATCATCACACCAGCGACCTCATTCGTGGGCGAGTAGTCGATGTTGTAGCGCACGCGGATGGACGGTTCGATCACTCGAATCTTCACCGTGTCGAGATCGGAGCCGCCTATCGAGTAGACCAAGAACCCAGCCACTAGGTCCTGGGACGATGCTCCAATGTTTCCGTCCGCCAGCACGTCGATCGCATCCGAGACGGATTCGATGTAGCTCCCGGAGACCGGTCCACCTTCAAAGAAGTTCATGCTGACGTGAATGCCGGTACTCTTCCACGCTTGGTACGTCAGTCCGTCGAGGTACGGCTCCGAGCCAGTGGAATCCACCTGAATCGTGTTGTGGTGAGAGAAGATCTGCCCGTTAGCCTTGACTGTCCACGCGTCGTGCACCGAGCGAATGATGTTGTTACGGACGATCAGCGTGCGGTTAGGCTGCCCGGTGTTCCCAAACACCTGAAGCCCGTCGTGGTTCCCTTCGATGATGCAATTCTCGACGATGACGTCATCCCACTGACCCTCGTCCGCTCCTCCGGTGTTCGCCTGCCCGATAGACAGCGCGGGCTCCGGAGCATCACCACCGGCACCGCTGGCACCGCTGAGCTGGTTGACAAACCTGAGCCCACGAATCAGCACATGCGAGATCAGCGCCGTCGGAGCAGCTGGGTCGTAGACGTTGAACGTCCCAGGATCGCCATCGGACACCACGGCATTCTTAAGGAAGACAGTCGTCTGGGGGTCGAGCCCGATCAACGCGGTGTAGGACTTCTTGAGGAAGAACTCGCCAGTGTAGACCCCAGGCATAACCAGCACGACGTTCCACGCCGTCTCGGTTCCTGCAGACAGAAGATTCAGTTTGGTCTGTACGACGTCACCTGGCCAGATGACGAGCGTCGGGCCGTTCCACGTACTAGCCGCTGTGCACACCTTGAACGAACCCGTGTCCGTCTCATAGTAAGTCTCGAACGACGTACACGTGCCCGGTCGGCTCGCAGCCGTCCCCTGCTTGTGCGGCCTGGCGGCAGAGGCGGTCGTGAAGTCCACGCTTCCAGCAGATCCCACGTCTATATTCGCCGAAGCACTCCACGTCGTCCCGTTCGAGCGAAGATACGTCGCGTTGGCCCCAGGCGCGATGCTGCTGAACGTCGCGGCATCTCCGCTCGTGACCAGAGCATTCGACGTCCAGAACCCAGTCCCGGTTCCACCACGGACCGTTGGTAGCGTCCCGCTGGTGAGTTTGCTCGTGCTGAGGTTCGGGATGTCTCCAGCTACAAGCGCCGCCCATACTGGTGCGAGCGACGCCGACCCCGTGCCGGTCTGAGACAAGAGGTTCTTGGTCGTCGTGACGTTCCCGGCGAGCTTCGAGAGTGAGTTCGTGCCGCCCGAATACAAGATGTCTCCAACCTCGTACGTCGTGATCCCTGTCCCGCCGCTTGCGACCTTCCAGGCTGCGGTCGCCGGAGTGACCTCGAAGCAGGCGAGAGCGTCGTTCCATCGGACAGTCGGGTCCGTCCCGGTGCCTTGGTTGAATGTGAACGGGATGTCGGCGTCGGTGCCATCACCGATGCTGTTCCCTGACATGACATTTCGCCATGCCGTGTTCTCTCGGACGTAGTGCGTGGTTTGCAGTCCACCGGCCTCGTTATAAAACTCGCTCCCATTTGCCGCCGCCACGGTCGGCGGCGCTACGCCGCCACTGACTAGGAAACTCGATTGCGCCGATTGCCTCAGATAAACGACGCCCCCTCCAGGAATGGAGAGATCCGAGGTCAAGTGATTCATCGATGTGTTATCCGTGACCACGATCCGCGCCGCCCCACTCGCTGCCGGGATGTTCACTCCGCCTGCCGCCACGCTTGCACCGTTGAGGATGTTCTCCGAGATGACGATCCCTTCACCAAGCGTCCCAGCAGGCGATCCGCTGACGAACACCTTCACATCGCTCCCGTTGGCGTCCGTCGCGTAGACCTGATTGCCGATGATGCTCACCCGGTCGATCTGTTTGCTCACACCACCAATCGGCGCGGCTTCGACCACGATCCCATTGCGGTTACTGTAGAGCTGGTTTCCGGTGATGTTAACTTCGGACGCGCCGCCGTAGACTCGGATGCCATCGAATCCATTCTCGCTGACCGTGTTCCCGCTCACGGCGACCTTGGAAGGCGCGGACAGGTTGTAGCGCACCTGGATGCCATCCTGCGTGTTGCCTTGAACGGTGTTTCCGGCGATCGAGAAGTCCGTGCTGTCCTCGGCCTTGATGCCCTGCTCGGTGGAGGCCGTGACCGTGTTCCCGTTCACGCTCATGCGCGGACCGCGAATCCGAATCCCATCGACAAGGCAATTCCGCACGACGTTCCCGCTGATCGTCGTATCGCTACCCTGAGCGCGGATACCGTTTTCCGCCCCGTCCACGGTGTTGCCGGTGATCGTCACATAGCGCGTCCACTCACTCGTGGACTGGTTGCCGCTCGCGAAGATCCCGACGCCGTGATTCGACGGCACCTGGTTGACGTTCCGCACGAAGTTGCCCACGACTTCGGCGTGCGAGACGTGAATCCCGATCTCGATACCGTGTCGGTCGGCGCCGTCCACCGTACAGCCGATCACCTTGACGTTCGTGTCCGTGCCGCTCGTCCCGTTGTCGATTCGGATGCCATCCTCGCCCGAGTCAACGACGTGGACGTTCTCGATGAGGTAGTTCTGGCCGGTCCCTGGCGTGATGTCGATTGCGCTGGTCGTGCTCGCCGCCGTGTCGCCGTCGTGGTCGATGTACAGATTCCTGACACTGACGTTGCCGGCGTTGGCGCCATTGACGATCCCCGCGTTCGCCGGCCCAGTCTGGACGAACACGATCTTCGAGCACGGCCCCTCGCCTTCCAGGATCGAGCCAGCCGAAAGGGTGAGCGTGCTCGTCAGCCGAAACGATCCGCAGGAGAGGTGCGTGGTCGTATCGGCCGCGACGGCGCCAGTCCAGTTCGTCCAAGGATCCCCGCCCGTCCCGGTGCCCACGGTGGCGTACTCGTGCGCGAACCGGACGCCGTTGATCCGCGCCGCCGCTACTTCCGGCGTCGTGAGCAACCCCGGGCCGACCGTCGTGTCGGAACAAAATAGCGTGTCGCCCACCTCATCCCACCGGAGCGCCGAGTCGCTCCCGAGGAGCCCGCTCTTGTGCAGGATGATCTCTCCCTGGTTCCCGGGAGCAGTGACGAGTCCCGCCCCTCCAGTGCCACCGGAGCACGTCCACCTCGGCTGCAACTGTCCAGTGCACCGGCAGACCTCTCCAGAGCCGCAGACGACCCGGACCTGGTTCGTCACGGTACACGTTTGCCCCTGGACGACCGACGGGACGCATGCGCCGCTCTGAGCCAGCAGGGCGGAGCCCGTAAGGGCAAAGACCACGAGCGCGAGGGCGAGTCGTCTCATCGTCAGCTCGTCGGCAGTGGGAACGTGTTGAGGTCCTGCGGGAATGCCCCACAGCGGGAGAAATCCACCCAGGCATTCCTCTGCGATGCGGTCGAGGCCCGGAAGATCATCCCGACTGCGAGCTGGGAGTTGACCGTCTTCCCCGGGAAGTTGTGGCCGAGCGATGCACGATGACTCGCGACAACCGTGCCGTTGACCTTGAGGATCGACTCCTTCTCTCCGTCAGGTGCCAGTGTCGCATCGGCGTAGTTCTCGATCATCAACGTCCGCCAGTTCGTCCCGAATCCGCCATACGTGATGTTGTCGGTGACGGTCTCGGAGCCACCCTCGGCGGTCTGGAACTTGATCGTCCCCGCGTTCGTCCCCTTCCCGATCTTCGCGTAGTGCCCCGCGGTCCCGGGCACGAGGCCGATCGACCAGGACGTCCAGTCCGCGTAGGCTTCAATCGACACGCGGAGCGCGACGCGCCAGGAGCGGAGGAGCATGTTGCAGAGATCCGCGCTGAGGATCCCGGTATCGGCAGTGCTGACCGGGATCTGGAAGGACGCGATGTCCTGCGTGGCTGGAACCCGGACCATGATCGTCCCGGTCGGCTCCACGAGGATCCAGCGGTTCTTGTTGAGCTCGATCCACCCGTTCACCACGTTCCGGATCCACAACCCGGAATCCGTCTCGAAGAAGTGGTCGGTCGCGCCGTGTACATTCCACTCGCTCGGGCCAACAGGAGCGGAGTTGACGCCATCGTGATTGTGGTTCACCTCGAGGGTGTAGTCCCGGCCGAGCGCCTCCTCAAGGTGGATATCGTTGTCCCGAAGGTTCGTGTGCAGCAGCTCGTTCGGCGGAGAATCGGCGTCGATCCTCGAATCCGAGATCACCGTGAACTGCTTCGATGGTGCTGGCACGTCTCAGTCCCTCAGAGAATCGCGTACCCCTCTTCCGTTCCAGCATTGACCCGGTTGTCGGACGTCCGCCCGATCGCGTAATACCTGTCCTTCTGCGCCTGTGTCCATGTTGGATAGTCACCGAGCGAATTCGGCGGGATGAACCCGTACCTGAGAAATGCAACCTCGACGAGCGTCACCGAGAGCAGCCCCGCGGAGTACTTTGGCGTGATCTCGACGACTCGCATGAGCTTGTTCGTGATGCCCCGCGTCCCGGTCTTCACGTCGAGCACGTTCCGCAGCGTCACCTTCGCCACGTCGCCGACCTCGAGGTTCCGCTTGGTAAACGGGCAGCTGACCACAATCTCCACCGGCGGCTTCCGCCTCCACCGCAGGAGCGTGTGCGTCAGGACGGAGGCGATCGCCGTTCCGTTCAGGTCCTCCCGGATCCCTTCACTCGTCAGATCCAGCAGACGGACCGCACCGGTGGCCGCCTGGTCGGCCGTGTCCTCGGCGACCACCTCATCCGGCAGCAGCGGATTGTCACCGTAGACCCTCGAGGACGGATCCCAATTGAAGCGGATTCGGACGCGGTTCACGTGAAGATCCGGACGCCGGCGCCAGCTGTCGACGCGGACCACATCGTCGTCCGTCAGCGTCGGGACCACAGCGCCGGCGACGGAGGGCTCCCAAGGGTAGAGCCCGATGCGGCCGTAGCCGTCGATCACGGCTGGCCCGATGAGCTGGAAGAAGTTCTTCGCGACCCAGCCGGAGCACGATTCGTCCTTGGTCCACTTGAATCGCATGCGGACGTCCACGAACCATGTGTCGCGGATGTCCTTGAGCTGGGCCACCGCGACGTCGGTCGCCCGATCCAGTCCCGCGCCGATCGGCGTCCCCGTGATCGCCGTCAGAGGGAAGTCGGTGTCGCTGAGCGAGAAGACGTTCAGCAGCACCGCCCCTAGGACGTTGATCGGATTCCCCTCGATGATCACCGGGCTGTCGTCCGTCGCCCCGGTCATGATCGGCACATCGAGGCCGCGCTTCACATCCTCGGCCGTGAGGCGGAATCCCGTGTGATCCTTGAGCCCGACGATGTCCGTGATCCGCCCACGGAAGACGCGCGGGTAGTCGTTGCCGATGATGTTCCGGTAGCCCGCATACACGTCGAGCCGACGGTTCGCGAGGGTCGCCAGCGGAGCTCCGGAGGCCTCTGTCGCGACGAGCTGAAAGATCCGGCCATCCGTGTTCAGAACGTCGACCGTCACTGATCCAACCGTGACGTCGCCGCTTGCGAGGTCGACTCTCTGGCCTCGGCCCTCCATCGCAGAGATTGCAACCCGCTCCACCCAGGGCTTCGCGCTCTTCACCGGACCGGTCGAGAAGGCATCCGTCCCGAGGCCCTCAATCTGTGCGACGTAGATGGGCGCCTGGATCTGTTGGGCAATCGCCGCCGTCCAGTTCGGATTTGGCTCGAACATTATGGCGACACCACCGTTTCGAGTGTTCCCTTGAAGGCCCAGCCAGGCCCATCGCTGGCCTTCTGCTCCTTGAACGGCGCCTTCGTCTCCATGAGCACGCACTGCGGGAAATACTCGACGTGGCGCATCACGCTCCCCACGCGGAATACGAAGCCGATCTGCCGCGCTAGGTTGACGTGCGTGGGATCAGGGATGCTGAGGATCGTAGCGACAGCCGTCAGCCAGTCGTCGTCGGGGTCGATGAAGATGACCTGTTGACCGGCAAGGAAAGTCGTGCTCGGGACGGAGATCGACGTCGCGTTGTGCGTCGTCTCGACCGTCGTCAGAGCGGACGCCTGGAGCGCGGAGTCGAACGTGACGGCGAAGATTCCTCCGGCCATCGCGTGAGAGGACCACGCCCATGCCTGCTCGAAGAACTCTGCTTCGTTCTCCCGCTCGAACGGTCCGAACTCGATCTCCATCGTGGCATAGGCACTGTGGACGACCGACACGGGCCGGCGCCCCATGCTGATCGCCAAGGCGCGGTCGACGGCTTGCTGCCGCTCGAACATCGTCCAGCCGAGCTTCACGGAATCGAAGTCAACAGTCTTGAGCGCGGCCGGCGCCCGGCTGTGGAAGTAGGAGAACTGAGGGTAACCCACGGCCTACCGCCTCGCCCAGGGCGACGCCACGTCGGTCGCATAGAGGAGGAGCGAGCCGCGCCGGACGCGGGCGTTGACCTTGTCGATCATCCCCTCGAAGTCCCCGTCCACGTTGACCTCGACCGTGATCTCCGGGGCCAAGCCCTCGAGGACCGACTTCATCGTCTCCGCGTCGAAATCTTTGGCCGCGTTGCGGATTGCCCCAGGCGGGGGCGCCCCCGAGGCGAGGAGGGTTGCGACGGCTGCGCCCCCGCCGAGACGTTCCGCTGCGAGGAAGTACCCTCCGCCCTGCGCGAAGCCGCCCGCAGCCGCCTCGATTCCGCGGCCGCCTTGGTCGCCTCGCAGGAACTCGAGAAAGCCTGGCGTGAGCCCGAAGCCTCCCGGTCCGGTGATCGACGTCACGCCGGCATCGCGTGCGCGAGCCATGAGTGCGCGCGCCTCGGGGGGCGGGAGCACGAGCTCCTCAGGGCGGAGACCGAAACGCTTCCCACCGGGCGTCACAGCCAGGACGGTGTCCGTTCCGGAATCGCGCCCCGGGACGATTCCGCCCTCGGCCAGGCCGCCGACTGCCCCGAGCCCGGCGCCGAGGCCAGCGCCTATGGCTCCCGCCCCCGCGGATCCGGCGGTGGCTGCGGCGAGGGCTGCTGCCGCGGCGGCCGGGGCGAGAAACGGACCCACGACCGGAATGGCAGCGATCGAGGCGAAAACGTTCGCATAGACGGCGGCCAGGGATCCGGCGAGTTGGGCCGCGTGTGCCTTCGCGATCGATGGCACCGCGAGCCTGTTCGCGGCCACTCGCGCCACAGCCTGCCTCACGAGCAGCGCGATCGCCTCTGCCGCAAGTCCGCGCAGGAGTCTCTGTCCGGCTTCCGCCACCGAGGCTTGGCCCGTGAGAACGGCCCCAGCGAGGTTAGCGAACTGATCCGTGGCGCCGGTGACGAAGTCGGCCCACTGAGTCCCGATGTTCTGGACGGCGGTCCGGAAGTGCTCTTCGACCCCGAGACTGAACTGCTCCCAGGGAGCCAGATCCGGAACGGCGGCCAGCAGCGTGGCGTACTTCTCGCGGATGGCGGCGATCTGCTCGAGCGTGCCGGTCTCGATCGCTAACCGCGCCTCGGCAGTGACGCCGGCGGCGTTGATCTCCTCGCGGGCGATCTCCTGTAACTGTGCGATCTCTCGGTCCCGCCGGTCGTTCAGCTCTGCGATCCGTGCCGCGCTGAGTTCCGCTTCGGTCCCTTGCCCGATCGACAGGCGGGCCTCCGCGATCTCGGTCGCCGTCTGCAGGGCTCCACTCTTGAGGTCGGCTTCGAATTGGGCCGCACGTTTCGCGGCGTCCTCGAGACCCTGGTCGAACCGCGGGAACTGCGCGCCCCCGAAGTCGATCCCTTCGAAGAGCTTCGCGAGCTGGTCATGCGTCAGGCCAGCCTGGAGCGCGATCTGGACGAGCTGGTCCGTGGCGATTGCGAGGGCGCCCCTGTCGGTTCCAGGGAGACTCTCCAGCGTGAGCGCAGATTCAAGGGCCGCGCGGAGGTCGGCCGCTTTCTTTTCGAGGTCGCCAAATGGATCCGCTCCGACCTTGCGCAGCTCCACGTCGAACGTGATGAGTCGGCGGGCCTGTTCGTCGAGCCCTAGCTCTTTCCGTAGGTCGGCGAGCTTCTTGCCGGCGTCCGTGGTCGCCGCTACCTCGATGTTGACCCGGATGCCCTGCTTCTCCAGTTTGGTGATCTGCTCGATGATCTCGTCGAGTACTACCCGTGCGCGCTCCGGAGGAATGAGGCCCTTTTCGGACTCCTCGCCGACCCGCCGGTATGCCTTCTCAAGCCGTCCCGCCTCGGCCCGCAGGTCCGCGAGGGGCTTGATGTCCAGGTCTTTGAGGATGTCGTCGAAGCTCTCGGCAATCGCTGGTCCAGCTTTCTGGGATACCGTCCGGAGCTCGTCGATCCCCGCCTTGGCCAGTTTGACGCGCTCGCCGAACACGGCGGTCTTCTTCGCCGCCTTCTCCCAGATCGCGGTGAACTGCTCCGGGTTGTCCCGCTGGAGGCGCAACACGACTTGGATGTCATCCCGGAGTTGCGCGAGCTGGGCGCGGGCTTCCGTCGTATTGGCGGCAATACCGATCTTGACCTTCGCAGTCGGGAAGAATTCAAACCGCTGAATCGACTCGCGCGCGTCTTCGAGCAGCTTCGTGTCGACGCCGAGACGTATGCCCTTCTTCTCCAAGACGCTCACGGCGCGGTCGACTAGCTCCACATCGCCCTTTAGGACTTTGAACGCATCGGAGGCGTCCGGGAGGGCGTTGCGCGCCTTGTCGATGAACTTCTGGATCCGATTGTCGAGGCCAGTGACCTGGAGGATCGCCCGGGTGAGCTCGTAGCTCAGTACCCCGACGCCGGCGGCGATGCCAACGAGCGCGACCTTCTGAGCCTTGCTGGCCAGCGACCAGGCATCTGTCACGGAGAGGGTCTTGAAGATGTCCCCTGTGAGTTTCGTAATCTCCTTGTCGGCCGTCGTAGCGTACGCGGTCAGATCCAGAAGCCCAGAGGCACCCCTCTTCGCGGCGCCGTAGAGCTTTGCTCCGATGTTGAGGGCGAGGACTCCAACGCCGATATTGACCGCGCTACTGACGGCATCGACGCGAGCTAGGTCCTTGGCGAACTCTTGGCTCGTCCGCGAGGCGCCTGCGGTGCTTTTGGCCAGGCCGGCCGCGGACACGGACGCACCGTCAAGCTCAGCCCTGGTGTCGCCGACCCGCTTCCGGAGATCCTCGAGGGCCTTCGACCATGCTGGCGTATCCGAGACGAAAGCACGCAGATCGTCGAAGCTGAAGTCGGCCTCTCCGACGTCCTTTGCGAAGGCGAGAACGGCGCCGGAGAGACCACCAACGACCTCGGTAGCCGTGATCCCTACGTCGACAAGCGCCAGAATCCCAGAGGCGAGATCTCGGATGATCGGCTCGAAGTCGGCTCCCTCGACTCCTTTGGTGAGGTCTGCAATCCCCTCCCCGATCGCCGCCATGATCTTCTGCACGGCCGGCGATTGGATGATCGAGAGCCCTAAGGTCTCTTGGAGTTCTCCCCAAGCGACGGTCAACAACCGAGTCTGCCCCTCGAATGTCTTGGCCTGAGCGACCGCTTGGCCACCGAATTTCGAAGCGATCAGGTCGATTGCCGCGGCGAGGCGTTCCGACTTCGGGACGTTCTCGTCGAGCCGAATCCCGACCTGTTGGAGACCGCGGAGGTTTCCGGCCGCGGCCTTCGCGAGCGCCTGGAACGCGCCCTCGACGTTGCCGGTCATCGTCCCGAGGTCGAGCGCCGCCTTCGTCGCACGTTCGAGGCCCTGCCCGCTCAGACCACCGATCGAGATGAGAAGCGCCTGGCCGCTCAGAATCAGGTCGTCTTCGATCCCGGTGAGGCCCTGGAGGCGCTGGGCCATCTCGACGATCGGCGGCAGCGCGTCCTTGACCGCGACTCCACGGTTCCTGAGCGCCTGCGCGACTGCCGCCTCGGCCTTCTCCTGCTCTGCCGCTGCCTTGATCGATTGCTCGACTCCCCTGCGAAGGTGTTGACCAAGCGAAACGAGTCCGAGAACGGATGCGACTCCGCTCACCGCCAGCAGCGGAGACTTCAGCCCCTCGATCGTGCGGCTGAGACCGCGGATCGCTTGGCTGGCCTCGTCCTTGGCCTTCAGGATGACTGCGATCTCTTTCGCCATTTACCGCCTACGATTCCGTTCCGCCTGGTCCCGCAATTCCTTTTCCTTTGCGGTTCCCGCCTTGAACACCTCGACGATCAGGAGCAGCCGCTGCCTCGCCGTCAGTTCGTCGGCGAAGAAGCTTGTGGGGTCGATTCCGTACTTGGTTCCGACGGCATGGAGGAGGACGAGGGCGTCCCTGTTCCGGACAAAGGGCTGAGCTGGTCGGCTTCCTCCCTGCTCTGGTCGACGGCGCTGAATGCCGCGATGAGGGCGTCGAAGTCGATCTTGGACAGCGTGTCGAAGTGCCGCCGTCCCTTTTCCACCGGAGTCTTCCTGGTGAACTTCGGCCGGATGCTACAGATCGCGAGCTTCTCGGCCACGAAGACTGCATCCCGCGCGGCATCGCCGAGCGTCCGCACGACCGCGGTCTCCTGCCCGTCTTCGGTGGCCTCCACGAAATCCGAGAACGGGCGTGAGGCAAGAGCCGGAACGCCCCCCACGGCCTCGATGTCTGTGAGTGGACCTGGTCGCCGGAACTCGACGACCAGGCCGGAAGGCAACGTGACTTTCTTCGTGTCGGACATGCGCTCTCCTCTCGCAGGTCCCTCTCGGGAATCTGGGGAACACGACTACGGCGTGTCGTCGTTGTTGAACATCTCGATTCTGCAGCTCTCGTCTGCATCCGAGCTGAAGTACGCCTTCGCCACGAACGGCACGGTCGCCAAGTCGTAGCCCTGTAGGACCGGGGTATCGCCCTGGATGACCGCGACGGGCGCGGTGAATCGCAGTTCCTCCGTGACAGCGGTCTTGACGGCCTTCATCACGATCTGCCCGGTGGTCGTTCCGTTGAAGCTCGAGTACCAGTCCGCGAACGCCTCGAACAGCACGTGGGCCGTGAACTGCACCTCGATGACATCGCTTCGTCGAGGCTCACGGGCGAGCCCCGCAGCCCGCATCGTCCGCGTGCGGCTCACCGGGTTCTTGATCTCCACTTCGAGGGACTGCGCGGGCATCTCCGCACCGCCGGCCCAGGTGATGAAACACTGGTTGGGGATGAGCGGGGAGAACGTCGCTGGCGTCAACGTCGTCTCGGTCGCATCGTTCACGAAGGACTTGAAGACGAGCCCGAGGTCGTACGTGGCCACATCGTCCAGCGGGATGGACAGCTTGAGGCTCTCGATCTTGCCACCACTCCACCGCCAGACGAGGTTCTCTTCGAGAACTTCCTCCGCCGTCAGGCCCATGCCGAAACGATCCGCCGTGCCGATCCCGGTCGTGGCCGGGAATCTGTGCGTCCGGGGATCGGCGGCACCCGTAGTCGTGACCGAGCCGATCAGATGCTTGAACAGAAAGCCCTGACCCTGGTAGCTCGCGGCGAGTTGACACGGCCCTTCGCCGACGTAGCCGCCGTAGACGGTCCCGAGCGCGCTCTTGCTCCGGATCGTCTTGATGTCCTTGAAGAAATGGTTGGGCTTGACGTTCCAGCTGATGACCTCAAGCGCCCGCGTGACGGCCACACTGGTCCCCCAGGTGGTTTCCTCACCGAGACTGACCTGTCGCATTTGCGAATCACCCGAGGCGCCCACTCCCTCTTGCCCGTGATGTTGCTGGGGGCCGGCCGGATGGGCATCCGGCTTTTCGGGTGGCCTGCCCTATCCCCCAAACGTTCGCGTTTACGTCGTCACGCTTGTCCTCGCAATCGCACGTACTCCACCTTTACCTCGAGGAGCCATCGCCGCTCACCGCGGCCGGCGGCTTCCTCGGTCTCGAACGGCTCGAAGTTGATGCAGAGCACGTCGGTGATCTCGACAGAAGAGATCCCCAGGAAGTTCCCGCTACCGTCCTTCACTTCGAGTTTGTTCATTACCGCGGCGCCCAGATCGAGCATCCCGACTTGAGTAGTGTTCGCCACGAGCCAGACGCCGAAGAGCGCGTACTCCTTGACGTGAGTGCGCGCGGTGAACGGATCGCTCGCCTTCGCCCCTGGGACCGACTGCGCCGCAGGCAGGTCCTTCGGGCTTGTCTCCAGCCCGGTGACGCCAGCGATCCCGGGAGTCGCGAACAGGAAGGCGTTGAGCGCATCGAGGATCTCGCGTTGCTTGCTCATGAAAACACCGCGTACGAGTTACCAAGGATCGACAGCACGGCGGGCTCGACCTTGCGTGCCGTGGGATCCAGCGTCTGACGCTGCGGGAGCCGCCCAGGCAAGCCTGTCTCATGGAACCGGCCGTAGAAGCCACGCGGCCCGAAATCGATCCTCGCCATAACGTCGAGTTGCGTGCGACGCACCCGGAGCCGTACGCCGCGAAACAGAGGCCCGGCCTTGTACCCACGGGCGCGCCGGCGCTGGCCCTCCGGCGTGTTCGACCGCAAGACGGATCCGCCGCGGAGAAGCGAGGCTTCCTCAGCTTTCACGAGCCTCCCGGCTTGCCGCATGAGCTTGGCCTGCTCCGCCTTGAACGCGCGCAGCTCCCGGTTTCGCGTCGCCGCGTACGAGTCGATCCCGACGCCGTAGATGAGAAACCGACTCATGCCGCGACCGACCTTTCCATTTCGAGGACCTCACGGGCGTGCGGAGGCACGTCGTCCCACTTGAGCCCGCGGACTTGGCCTTCGCCGAGCTGCTCGTCGGTGACGTGGTAGAGGCCCTTCTGGGACTTGAACGTCTTCACCGCGACGATCTCGATCGCCGCTCGCTCGACATGGGCCGGGATGACGGAGAAGCCCGCGGTGTACTGCACGCGAACGCTTCCATCGCCGTAGTAACCAACGAACGGCCAGGCTCCGCCGATGCGGCGCAGGATGCCAGCCTTGGCGTTGAACGTGTAATCCTCTGTCGCGTCAAGTACGGTCGTGGCATCCCACACGCGCGGGAGGAACGGCGAGACGTGGACCGCGGCGATCGCCGCGATCGGGTACCGGTCGAGGTTGATCGTCTGCGCGTTCCACCCACGCGCGCTGTGGAATTCCTCAAGGACCTCCTGCGTGTACTTCTTCCCGCAGAAGGAATGGACGTACTCCGTCACCGCCGGCAGGAGGGCGTCGATGAGCGGGTGATCCTTCGTCCCGAGCTGAGGAAACGCCGCCAGGACGTTCGCGCGGGTCGTCAGGTAGGGTCCGCTCCCTGAGGCGTACCCGCTCTCCACCTGGTCCTGGAATTCATCCGGAGCAACCACGTGGGTCGCATGGGAGATCTCCAGGATGTAGAGCGTGACATCGGCCGTCGGGGTGTAGTAGATCCAGTATTTGCCAGGGAGCGTGGCAGCGCTGATCTCGCTCGCCGTGAGGACTTCGGAGGCCGCGACGAGCGTGTTCCCGCTCTGGCGCCGCAGCACGAGCGCGAAGTTCGCCTGGATGAGCCCGGTAACTGGAGCCCCGGCAGTCGTCTTCACGTCGAAGCTGTGTCGGACTTCTTGGTTGAGCTGCGCCATCCGCTTTCCATGTCAGCGGGGAGGCCCGACCTCCCGTCTCGCCCCTGACGATTCAGGCGACCGGGCCTCCCTGGATTCCGCACGGAGCGTCGGCCTCGCGAGCCTCAGCCCCATGCGGCGCTGGATCAGTCGACGATCGCGCTCGGCGGCGTCACCTGCCGATAACGCGGGCCTGCGAGCAAGAACTGCACGGCCGTGATGTTCGCGGCGTTGGACGCTCCGGTGCTGATCCGGAGGCAGTCGAATCCGCCGTTCACATCGAGCGCCGCCGCGTCGACCTGGAAGATCACGATCTTCCGTGCCACGCCGGCATCGGTGGTGTAGGTGGCCGCTGCGGTCCTTGCGACGAGCGCATCGCTGGTTGCACAGTCGAGATCCGACCAAATGGGTACGGCCGGGATTGCTTTGTTGCCGGTGCCGGCGACCGCGGTGCACTGCTCCGGCGTGAGCAGGACGGTCGCGGCGTTGCCCTGGTTGATGTGAACGATGATGAAACAGCGGGTGTAGTCCTTGAGCGAGATGACATCGCTCGTCCGGCCCGCCGCATCGGCCGCGGGGCCGAGCCCCTCGACCAGCTTCGCTCCTTCGACGAGATGGAACATCGGAGTCTCCTGTCGGCATCGGCGCCTGGCCGCGGCCGGGGTTACGCTCTCGTGTCGAGCTTCACGAATGCGGATGTGGTCGTGGTTCCCTTGTAGGGGGTGAGCGCCGCGGCCATCCACGTCTGGCCATCGACCGCGAACATGAACCGGAACGCCGTCTGCGCCGATTCGAACTTGACGTGGATCGACATGGCTTCCTTGATCCCGCCGGCCCGCAGGCCGGACAGGTATCCGGACATGTCGGCCAGGATCACGTCGCCCGTGGTCCCGAGTGTCGCGCAGAACTCGACCGGGACGACCGGCCGCCCTTTGAGGGTGTTGTTGTCGGGGTTGTAGAGCCTCGAGTACCCGCCGCCGACGTTCTCGGTCCCGGCGACGTTCTGCACGACGAATACCATCTCGTCGAGCTGCGGCTGCACGTCGTTGTTGATGAGCCACACGGCGGAACCGCGGAACGCCGGATGCAGGCGGTTCCACATTTTCGTCACGTTCCGGTTGTTGAACGTCACCGCGGCCTGGCCCGTCTCCTTCGCGACGGAGATCATGCAGCCACTCGACATGATCCCCTTCGGCTGTCCTGCGCCGGTGCCGTTGACGATCGCATCGCCGACGAGGAAGCTGATCTCGTCTGCGGCGGCCTTCGATACCCACCGATCGAGCGCGACGGCGTTGTTCGCCATGAGCTTGTCGGTGAGGTAGCAGAGGACTGCGAGCTCCTGGGGCTCGACCTTCACCTGCCGCAGCTTCGGCTTGCTCGCCGTGATGGTGTCCGCCTCGTTGATCCAGTAGCCCTGGACCCCGCCATACCGCGAGCCGGTCGCCCGCGAGGTCTCGGCATTCGCGAGGAACGTGATGGATTCCCCGCTGACCGGATAGCTGTCCGTCATCCCGAGGAGGTTGTTCTGCCCCTGGTTCATCCTGTCCCAGATCGAGGCGGAGAACTCGGGGAGGACTGCGAACCCGCCCTCCGACGGAATGGCCTGGGACATCCCGCTGGCCGCGGCGAGTCGCCGGAGGGCGTCCTCGCGGGCGCGAAGATCCGCGCCTGGCATCCCGCCGCTCACCATGGCTACGGCCTGACACTGGTGACCCAATGTCGGGAACGGCCGCTCGTCGCTCGTGATCTGCGGCCTGTCCACGGAGGGTGCCTGGCCGGCGAGCGTCGGCGGAACGGGCTCGCGGTTCGCCGTGAGCGATTCGACCACGCCCCGGCGGTGCTCCTCCTCGGTGATCTCCACCGCCAGGTGGTCCTTCTCGGCCTTCAGGGCCTCGAGCTTCTTCAGCTCCTCGTCGTTGATCTCCCGGCCCTCCGCCTTCGCCGCGGCGAGAATCGCATCCGCTTCCGCCGGGATCTCGGAGTGGAAGCGCTGCCGCATTTTCTTCAGGTCCTTCATGTCGCTTCTCCTTGCGGCCAGCGGCGCCTTGCCGGGCCGGGCTGGTTTCACTGCATTGCCGAAAACGAAAAGGCCCAACCCCCGCGCCCCCTGTACAGGGGAAGGGGCTGGGCCTTCAGTTCCTCCCGACTACTCGAGCGGATCGCGAGTCCCGTCCGAGCACACCGTTCTGACTCCCATCGCCGCGACCAGGGCCCGCGCCGTATTCGTGCGCCCTCTCGCGTTCTGCAGCCGTTGGATCGTCTCCTCGAGCGTCGCGACGCGATCGGCCATTCCGAGTTTGACGGCCTCCTTCGCGCCGACGATGAACCCCTGGCCGAATCCCTCGCGCACGTCCTTCGACGTCACCCCACGACCCTTGGCCACGGCTCCGACGAAGCTGGCATACGTCTGGTCGATCCTGCCCTGGAGGAGCTCCTGTGCCTCCTCGGAGAGCGGCTCGAAACGGTTTCCGGCCGTCTTGAACTTCCCGGCGTAGATCACCGTGTTCTTGACGCCCATCGCCTCCCAGGCGCCCGACTCGTCCTGGTGGACCATCCAGACACCGATCGAACCGACTTCCCCGCTGGGGCTCACCACGATCTCGGAAGCAGCGGCCGCGATCCAGTACGCGGCGCTCGCGGCCATCGTGTTCGAGACCGCGACGATCGTCTTCGTCTTCCGGGCCGCATACACCTCCGCGGCGAACTCCTCGACGCCATCGACGAACCCGCCCGGGGAATCGATCTCGAGCACAACGGCGGAGATCGTGTCGTCGGCAACGAGCGCGCGGAGGTCCTTGACGACCACCTGGAGGCTTGTGCCACCCGAGAAGTCGCTCAGCATGTTCGCGCGGTTCGAGATCAGGCCGATAATCGGGAGCACGGCGACGGCTCCGGTCCGCTGGCTCACAGACCGTGCAGCGGCACGCCGGGGCTCGTCGTCAAACGCTCGGATGCCCGCGGCGTGAGCGTCCAGAAAGGCGAGGATCTCGTCGAGCTTCTCCGGGCGCATCGCCCAGGGGATCTCCTGCAACGCACGGTAGACACGGGCCGTCCAGATCTTCGGCTTCATCTCAGTGCCTCCCGCCGCCGAATCGCATCCCGCCTGGCAGCACGAGCGGCCTGATCTGCCTTTGGATCTCGGGGTGCTGCGCGACGCAGTACTTGCACATGTAGCCTGCGATGAGCTGTTCCCCTGCGGGATTCTTCGAGAGCAGTTGCACGATCGACTCGTGGCCGATGAAGAACAGTCCGCCGCAACCCTGGCAAGGCTGCACGAGGGCCGCGTTGAACGTCGAGACCACGAGGGGCTGCACGAGCTTGACCGGCGCCTCCACGGCCTGCTCGGTACCACCGTTCGTCGGTTCCGTCGATGGATCGTTCATGCTGGCCTCACTCGACGCAGACGTTGAAACGCGGAACGAAGACCGGCAGGCTCTCGCCCTGCGGAACGGCCGCCCACTCGGAGCTTTCGCAGACGAGCGTCACGTGCGGCTCCGCCGCCTCTGGGCCGAAGGCCCTGACGACTGTCACGTCATCGGGCGTCATGGAATTGCACGGGCACGCGTCACCACGGAGGAAACGGGCGAGGAGTTCCGGCGCTATGTGGATAGCTCGCTGACCCATGTTATGCCACCGCCTCCTCGACGCGCGCCGCGATGACCGCGCTGGCGCCGTTCCCAGGGACAACCCGTTCGGCCTGGGGAGCCGGCTCGTCAGCGAACCGGAAGTTCGCCGGCATCCAGAAGCGGTCACCCTGGCCATCTTCACGGGCGTTTCGGTTCTCGCGCTCCCGGGCCTCGTTCGGCGAAATCTGCCCGCTTTCGATCGCCATCTTGTTCCCCTCCATGCGGGTCTTGTAGTCCGCCCGGAGGAGCCCGTCGATGTTGTGCTCGACGTAGTAGATCTCCGGAACGTCGATCAAGTCGCGGGCGATCGTGGTCTCCCACATCTCGTACCAGTCGAGTAGGGACATACCGAGGAGCTGGATGAACACCTGCTCGACCCCCGTCCCCCACGATGTCTGCTTCTCGGCTTGCCCGAGGAAGTGTGGGTGGATCCCGTAGTACCTACCTATGTCCTCCACCTGGGCACCGAGCAGCTCGAGCGTCTGCGCGTCGCGGTTGCTCATGGTGAGCTTCTCGATCTTGAGCCCACCCTCACCGATAAACACCCCGCCGGAGTTGAACGGGCCGCGGTGCGCTTCCTTGAGCGACGCCTTCACCCGCTCGCGCGTTGCGGGCTCCAGAACCTTCTCGGAGGTGAGCGCGATCCCGGGCTCGCAGCCGTTACCGAACAGGCTCGCACGCTGGGTTTCCGCAGCGACGAACACACCGATGGACTGCCGCGCCTCCTCGATCCTGGAGATCCCAACGACGCCGTCCTCGGTCCGATCCCGCAGGTGGAACACGCGGCCCTGGTCGAACGTCTTGGTCCCGCCCCAGCGATCCTGGACGTGGTAGACGATCGAGAGGTCCCGGCGCTGCTCGACCCTCACATAGTCCGGATGCCACGGGATGAGCTGGTCGACACTGCCGCGCGAGCCCGGGACCTTCTCGGCGTAGGCGTTGCCTCGGAGAACGACGTGGGAGGTCATCATCCGCCGGAACTCGAACGCCGTCTGCCACCGGTTCGGCATGTAGTTCAGGACGTCCCAGAGTGGGTGCGAGCGGGCCATCTCCCGGCCGCCGTCTGACTGCCTCCGATACACCGGCAGCGGCACCTTCGCGCAAGACCCGGAGATGATCCGGTTGCAAGCGTTCACGCTCGACGCCCGCATCGCGCTCGTCGGGGTAATCGGGACGCCCGCCTGGGTCATCGCACGCGCGGTAGCCGGCCCGTACCAGAAGTCGTCATGCGGCGGGGGCGCGGCCATGACGCGACCGATGAACCGATCCGCGAATCCCATCACAGACCCCAACGGAGGCGTGCGAGCAGCCCCAGGAAGCAGAACACGCCGAAGGCAATCAGGCCGGCGCGGACATCGAAGAGCGCCACGCCGGCGGTGATGGATGCGACGCCAACGACGATCAGCGAAGTCTCCAAGGACGGTGATGCGCTCTTCACGAGGTTCCGCCGACCAGGCCACCAGGCCAGGAACCACGCCCACGCCTGATGCGTCTCTGGCCTACCCAACGGACGCCACCCACGCGGTCGGTGCCTGATTCTGCCCTGCCCGCGCTCGAGAGAGAGCCATGAGCATTGCCACGATCCCGTCGATCCGACGCGTCCGCTCCGACTTGTCCGGCTTGATGTTCTCTGCCGGGTCGATCTTCGCCGCGACGTTCGAGAACTGCCACCGGAGCACCGGGTGGCCGCTGTGGAGGATCAGCGGCGCCGGCGCCCCCCCTGGGCTCGTGTGGCAGATCAAAGTCTCTGCGTCCTTCATCGCCGGCGACATGGACTTGTACCCCTGGCCGAAGCGCACGGCCTCAAGGCCGATCTGCTCGCAGCGATTCGTGAGGTACATCGACGCCCAGAGGTCGAACACGACCTCGCGGATCTGGTACCGCTCCTGGCACTCGAGGATCCGGGCCCAGATCGCGTCGTAGTCGGCGGTCTCCCCAGGAGTCGCCGTCACGAGGCCATCCCGAACCCACGCCTCGAGGTGCTCGCGTTCCTTCGGCCCGCGGATCTCGTGGTCGGAGATCGTCTCCAGCGGGACGAAGATCCACGGCCACACGGCGTACTTCCCATCGTCCAGCGGCCACACGCCGACCACAGCCGTAGTGTCGCGCGTCGACGCCAGATCGACGCCGAGGTAGCACGGGCGCCCTCGCATGGCCTCCGGGTTCACCGTGCCCGCGCACAGGTCCCACTTCTCGACGGGGAGCCATGCGGTATCGCCCGAGGTCCAGAAGTTCACCCGCTTCCGGAGGAACTCGTTCCGCCGCGCGGAATTCTGCTCGGCCTTCTTCGCCTGGGCTCGGAGGTCGTGGAGGAATACGCTCACGCCAAGGTTCGGATTCGCCTTCGGCCACACGCGTTCGTCGAACGGGTCGTCGCTCTCGTCGAGCTGGCAGATGAACGCGAAGAGGGTGTCGTCCTCGTACACGCCGTGGAGGACCTTGATCGCATCGTCCTCGACCTGGCCGCAGACTCCGCTGCGGTCCTTGCCGGCCGTCGTGATCCCGAGGCGCAGGGGCTCGCGGCGAGCGCCCATCCCGGAGCCAAGGACGTCCCACACGCCGCCCGTCGGGTGCGCGTGCAGCTCGTCGACGACCACGCAGTACGGGCCGAGGCCGTCGAGAGTGTCCGAGTCGGCCGAGACCGCGCGGAAGAAGCTGTCGGTCTCGGACAGCGCGATGTTGTATCGGCCGCCGGCGGTAGGCTTCCTCGGGAGGTCGAGGCGCTTCCGGAGCTCGGGGGACTTCCGCGCCATCCAGTAGCCGGCCCGCCAGCAAATCGCCGCCTGGTCCTTCGTCGTCGCAGCCGAGTAGATTTCCGCGCCGGCCTCGAGCACCGGCCGCTTCGTTCGTGGATTCTGCGACGCCCCGCCGGTCAGCAGCATCACGAGCGCGATCGCCGCCGCGAGTTCGCTCTTCCCCTGTTTTCGAGCCATCGTCACGTACGCATCCCGCACGGCACGGATCCACCGGCCATCGATACACCGCTCCCACCCGAAGATCGAAGCGACAACGAACGCCTGCCAACCCTCGAGGAGAAACGGCTTCCCAGATCGCTCTCCCTTGGAGAATCGCAGGTTATGCTCGATCCACCAGCACGCGCGCAGCCCGCGATGCCGGTTGAACCGGAGACCTCGAGCGGGGCCATCGCGCAGAAGCCTCCCGTGCCGCTCGACCGCGAGACGTTCGTAGCGGCCGCAGATGCGCGACCCATCGAGGGTGGACGACATATAGGCGTCGAGAACACGCTCAAGCTCCTGCGGTGCCCGTGGGCTCATCGTCCAGCTCGGGGGGATAGTCGCCGACGATCTGGTGCTCGCCGGACGCTCGGATCTCGCCAGTCGACCGCAGTCGAGCGAGCGCCGCCGGGGTCATCCCGAACTCGCCGGCGAAGTCCCGCAGCCGCCGCGCCGCAGCGTTCGCGGTGATGACCGCGGGGTTCCGGATCCATGTGCCGTCCTTGCCGGGAACGTCCCGCCCGGAATGCCCGACGATCCGGCGGGCGATCACGACCGCGGACGCATGGGCCTCGACGGCTTCTTGCGGGCCAGCGGGCGCTGGAGCGGCGAGGATTCGACGCGCCTCACGGAGCTCGAACGCGATCGCCCGCTCAGCGTCGGAGAGCTCGCCGACGGCCTGGGCGTACCCCGCGAGGACGTCGCGATCGAGCCTCGAGATGTCGCCACGCTGGCGGAGGCCGCGAGCTACCCGTCGGAAGACCGCCTTCGCGTTCCGCGCGAGGTACGCCGGCGGCGAGAGCGCGATGGCTACCCGGTTCGCACGTGTCTCCTGTTTCGCCTGCTCGCGGTTGCCATGGCGGTCAGGACGGAACGTCCCCCCGACGAGGTGTATGTGACGGGGCTTGCGGTTGTGGCCGCCCGAGCGGCCCTTCTTACCGGCCATCTACAGGGCCCCCCAAGGCGTCAATTTGCCGCCGGGGTGTGCGCGGTGGGGCTGCACCGGTCTCCATGGGATCTCCCGAACTTTCGATCCCCCCCCGCCTCGACTCAGCGTGGCACGCGTTCATCCACCTGCTTCTCCGCGTTGTGACACGACGCGCAGAGCCGCTGCAGGTTCGGCCTCGCATCGGTCCCGCCTGCTCGCTTCGGCGTGATGTGGTCGACGTGATCGCTCGAGGATCCGGCGCGTCGACAGCGACGGCACCACAGCTCCTCGGCGAGGACCTGAGCGCGTAATCCGCGCCAGTGTGCGCCATACCCACGAGCCGCCGCAGTCCCCCGTTCCGCATCGAATCGCTTCTGTTCGGCCGAGGCGTGCGGCGGACAGAACCGTTCGCGCGTGAGGCTCGCGCAGCCTGGTGAATTGCATGGGTGCGGGGGCCTAGTTGGCATTCGCTTTCCACGCCAACAGGAATAGCACGGGTTTTCAGGGAGCCTCGGGAACCTGTTTCACGCGTGAAACAGAATGGGACGCGATTCTGCGGGCCAGACGGAGCCTTCGCAGGCCCACGAGAAGGGACCTCTCGAACGCCTTCCGCTCCTGCTCCGTGCAATGCGAAACCAAGCGCCAGACGGCGATTCTGCAGGGGTAGCAGGCTCGACTTCGAGGGCCAGACTCCCTGGTTCGACAGCACACGCAGAGACGGCGGTGGACGGAGCTCATCCGGAATTTTCACGCGAGGGGCTTGACAAGATCCGCGGGTTGGTGTTCAGCCGAGAGTTCCAGGAAACAGATCAGCCCCGCGTGAGCGTGGGCTCGAGTCCGCCTCAGCGCCCAGAGCTTGCGCTTCCCACGCTCGCCACGCAGGGCCCAGGACCAGACTTCGAATCGCCTCGACGCACACGCCAGGAGCTTCCCGAGTCGCGGCTCTGCAAGGCACTTGTGCGCGTGAGCAGCGAGAGTCGACGCGGGGCAGGCCTGCACGTACAGCGTGTGGTCCGCGGCGATCGCCTCGATGTCGGCGAGGCCGAACAGGTCTTGCCGAATCCCGTGGGGCCCGGCGTACTTGAGAAACCGCTCGACGACCTGTGCCTCGTAGCCGAGTTCACGCAGGACCTGCAGCGAGCGTGCGGTTGGGCTCGTGCTGCTCACTTGGCCGGCTCCGGCTCGAGCTTCGGCTGACGGGCGGTCGGTGGCGTACCGCCCCGCAAGTAGTCGAGCCAACCCTCGGCGCGCCAGTGGTCCTCGGTGCGAGCGAGGCAGTCCTCGAGGTCGAGGCCGAGGGCTCTGTAGGAGTCGGCGAGTTCGGTGCGTCGTAGGACGGCCCGGGTCTGACGGTCGAGACCATCGTTCCCCGAGTTCATGGTCGACCGGTCCCAGAGGCGGTTCAGGTCCGGGGCGACGTCGGTTCTGGTGGTTCTCAGATCTCGCTGCGGAGGCCGAAGTGGCTGTGGTGCGGCGAGGCAAAGCACGAGCGTCCCATCGATCATGCGGTCGTTGCCGTTACGTCTGAGCACGACAGCGCGATCCCCATCGAACGTCTTGAGCTTCATCAACGACTTCACACGTGGCTCTAGATAGTCCAGCTCAATCGCGATTCTGTGTGGAGCCGTCACGACGAGATCAATGCGTCCAGACTTCCCATCGCCGCGGTCCGGAACTTCGAACTCTCGTTCAACCGACCAGCCAAGGGCCAGGAGCTGACGCTCGACGGACTTATGCATCTCCGTGGAATCTCCGAATGGTCCTGGGAGACGGCGGACCACCCTCCGGAGATCTTCCAGTCCCGGAGAGAGGGTTCCGCGGGGTTGCCTTTCCCCGTGCGCGCTGACGGGCGAAAGTGCGACTGACGTGGTTTCCTCGCGCGCGCGAGGGGTTCTCCCTCCCGTACTCCCGACCTCCCGGAGAGCATTGCGCTGCGCATTGCGCTGCGCATTGCGCTGCGCATTGCGCTGCGCATTATCTATTGATAGTGCGCGAGTTAGTGATGTTGTGTTTTTAGAGGTTTGAGGTGTTTCGTCTTTAGAAGAAGCCCACCGCTGTGTAG